TTTCTTTACCATTCTAAGGTGGGCTATATTCTTTTTATATTTTTCTTTCTTTGAAGACCTCTTATACATACCAGAAAGAGAAGAATATACCTTAAGAAGGTCATTAACCTTAGTAAGTATAACCTTTAAGATAGCTTTTGTTCCAGTATGCATTCCTCTATTTCCCAGCATCCAAATCCTTCCTTTCCTGTTCCAATTGCTGATATAATCTACTCAAATACCAATCTCTTATCTTTAATGGAAGTCTCTCTATATCATTTATACTCATTTTCAAATAATATAGTAAATTAAACTCTATTTCTAACACTGCCGATAACGGTCTTACCTGCTGGAAGAATAAGTTCAAGTCGAAAGGGCACGGGCATCAAGCCCTCACCTCCACAATTTGAACAAGTATATTTATATTGCATAATTGGACCATGAACAAATTCTTCGTGAAATGCCCTTATAACTGCCAAATCCCTCGTTGGCATTTTCTCTAACATAAGAACTTTCTCCATTATATTCTTACTATCATCAACAATGGAAGTAGCATAGTGATAAAGCCAACTATCCTTATTATTTTTTTCATACCTTGCTATCTGTATCTCATCTTTTACTCTAAAAAGGCGGAGGTTTACCTCCGTCCCATCTGACAACTTCACCGGATATGGTTCTTTGTAGTCATCAGGAAGTTCCTTCACTTCCAACTGACTAAGATCAATATTTACATGAATGTTTTCTAGACAATGTTCGCATACATAATCTGCCTCATAATCTTTTGAATAAGAATGTATAGCCTGCCAGATGAGCAAATACATTCTGTCTCCTGCTGTAAGCTCTTTCGGATCAATTCCTTCCGAGCAGTTTTTCAAAACTTCGGCGAATTTCTGTTCTAACGTATCATAAGTTATTGACGCCAGAAGCTTCTCATCCGCTCCAACAAAAGTCCTCATCCTAAATTCCTTCTTGTCATAAGGAATAAATTTCGATGGCAATTGAATTGCCTGCATAACACCCTCCTTTAAAATATCCGTCGTATGGCGGAACTCACCATTCTACTGGCCATCGCCTTGGCCTTTCCTATCAACCTTGACTTCAAACCTCCACCTTCAACAGCTATCCGATCAACATTTAACTCAACATCATATGTCAAAACCCCGCTTTCTCGATAAGAACCTCGATATAAAGGCATTTTAACTGGAAATACCCCAGAAAGAGTAACTCCCAAGGTCTCATCACCAGAAACGCCATTATAAGTAATAGTAACGATCTTGGCATAATTAACCTTCTCCCGATAGAGGCCTTGCTCATCAAACATAAGTTCACGCCATTTCCGAAAATAAGAAGAGACAAGCATATCCTCTTTCTCATAAATCGTCAAAGACAAATTCGGAATCGAAACACCATTTACATACTTATATAAATATCCACCGTATGCCATACTAAAAAGCTGACTCGGAGAATATTCACCAAAAGAAAACTCCACAACACGATTACTCACAATATCGGCATTGGTCGTCCCAACGATCGGAAGTATTACCTCCCAATTATATACCCTCTGATACGTTGGAAGTCCTAAACCTATTGTATCTAATCCACTAAGCTTAAACCCCATCAGCTAATTTTCTCCCAATAATCATATCTAAAAGTAACCGTAATCATAAGCCTATCTGAAGTTCCGTAATCCAAAGCAGGTTCATTCACATTCTCGATATAAGCTCCAACGATCTTTATCTTTAAATTTTCCTCACCCGAAGTGGAAAGAAGTTTCAAATAAATATCTGTCTTGCCATCTGAAGTCCCCACTCCTGTAGAATAGTCCACTATCAATTGTCTCCAATTGTGAATAAAATCAAAAATCTTATGGTCTTCGCCTTCTACAAAAGTAAAATCTATAGTCTGAGGAAAGCGAAGACGACCTGGAACATTAAAACCCGCTGTCGCCTTGTAGTCAATATGTATTTCCTCATTGGAAGAAGAAGGAAGAACAGTTGACTGACAACGAGTCGTTATTGATTCAACATCTCCTCCTCCAGGCGGATTGGGAATAACCATCTCCCAAAGATAAACCCTCTGTGGATTCGTAAGGTTTGCTGTTAGGTTATCTATATTCATTCTCGCCATTTTCAATACCTCCTTCTTTATTATACTATTCCTCTAGATATTAATTCCTCAAAACTTGCGCCGGAACGAGTAATTACCATATCGAGGCTAATATACTCAATATCGTGCGTAGGCTTGATGTAAACGGTCACGATGAGTTCATTCCGATCTATTACATCCGGAGTATTATTGCTCTCATCACATACCACCTGATAGCTATCTATACCTCTCCGGTTCTGTATCATACGAAGATATTCATCTATCATCTGAACAATTCTCAAGCGAGTAATATCATCGTTCGGTTCAAAAAGGAAATACTTAAGAGAAGTCGATACAGCTTTCTCTATCACTATCAAAAGCCTCCTAACATTAATTCTATTCAAGGCCGATGCCTTGGTCTGCATGTTTTTCTGTCCCCAAATAACTATCCCATCTCCTCTAAAGGACTGTATGGGATTTATTTGGGCTTCATAAAGTAAATCTCTTTCCCCCAAAGTATAGACTTTCTGAACACTAATAGCTGAAAGTAAACCACGATTGAATCCAGCAGGAGCAAACCACGCTTCTCCAACATAATCATTATAGGCAATAGCGCCAGCTACCATTCCTGAAGGAGGAATCCAAACGTTTGTATCATTCCATTGGTCATATATCTGAATCCAAGGAGCATAAATAGCACAATAACTGGAATTGATATTCAAAGTAGATGAACGGTAACTAACAGTATCCGACACATCATCACAATCATTATACGGAACATCAAGAATGGCAATACAGTCTTTTCTGGATTCGGCAATGCTCTTCAGTTTATTAGCAACAGCTGCCCCAGTATATCCTGCGTTAATTAAAATATTCACATCGATTTTATCGGGATTCGCAAATTTATCCCATCCAGAATTCACTTCCGAGTCACTAACAGCAGAGCCGTCATCCCCACCACTGAAAGCGAGGTAATCGGTATTCTCTTTCGGATATACATCTTCAGCCATCGAATCATTATCGAGAACCGAGATGTATTTGGAATTCCCATTTATCTTATCTTCCAAATATTGCTGAAGCCCATATCCATCTACTTGATGATACCTGGAAACCAACCATTCTTCCTTATCAATCACTGTCCCAGAAGAATCTTTATAACCGACAATTATCTTAAAGGTGTGATCTGTCTCATTAACATCAGTCACCTTGATGGCTATGTTGTCATTCCACTTGCCCGGATCTTTTGCATATATAGTAAAGACCTCATCGGAACCAAAAGTGTATGATTCCGAAGGATCAGACTCTCCAGAAGAATAAGCCGAATTCGGATCGGTTGCTAATGATTTCATTATCTTTACTCCGCCATATTTTGCTCCATTTACCACTCTCAAAGCATAAAGCTTATTTCCGTGAGCTAAATAGCTCAATGCACAGTAATGAAAGTAATTTCCAACCATTGGTTCCCCATACTCGGAAATAAACTGCTGAACATTTGTTATTAGCTGATACTCTTTGGTGTTGCCTTTTGCTGAATAACCAACGACAGCAGCGATAGAAGTAGCAACATTAGCAATAATATCAGAAAGGTCTTTCTCTACCACTCGAACCTGAGGTGAAAGCATAAATCCCATAATAAAACCTCCTTATTTATTTTCCTATTCCTAATTTCCTTAAAAATCTCCGCCACAGGCTTTGGGACTTGAGTTCGGGTCTCAAATCCACAGTCAAAACAATTTCCTCCCAATGTGCCTTCCGGTCTTTTATCCAGGTACGCCTCATCACGAGGGTATTTACCCCCGTTCGATTTGTTTTCCATCTTCCTTTTGTATTGAGTTCAGATGAAAGTTTTTTCACCACTTCCCTCTGATCCAATTCCCGAGTCGAAACAGTATCAGACCGATAAACAAAAGTAAGCTTACCCCACAAACTAATACGATATAACCAAGCTTCAAGGGTGGAATCTTCCTCTACAAATTCAAGACTTGGGTTCTGTAACTGTCTAAGTAATTCTTCCTCATCATACGGAATAATTTTACTCACACTATATCCTCCTGATAGAATAAAATTTTACTTTCCTTTTCATACATATCTATATGTATAGTCTCAACCAATTTCGAATATGTTGACTTAAACAGCCAAGCACGGAGATCAATAATCATCTCAAGCTTAAAATACCTCCCCTCGTCAAACCAGTTACTAATATGCTCATTAACGGAAGAAATAAAAAAGTCAAATTCAACTGGAACGTCATCATCTCCCACCGTAAAACATACCTGGGGATTTTCATATTGAAAAAATAACATATCCTCAATAAAAGCATTTACTTTCAGTTTGTATTTCGTCCAGTAAATAACTTTATACCTTATATTAACTGGCACAGCTTTAAACCCAGTATAAGCTTTCTGAGAAGAATTTTTACCAGTATATAATCCCCTCTTAACAGCTGGAATAGATAATCTATCCCAATCTAAAGAAATATCCGTTCGATAATAGGATATAAAATCAAATACATTATCTCCATGCTTTTCAGCATGCATACGTTTCGCCATCTCTTCAGGGACAAATATAATACCGTCATTTATGGCATTGGTATGACAATATTTGCCTACTCTATTTGAAAGAAGTGAAGCCATTTTATCATCAATTAAGCTCAGACTGTCCATTTACCTTCTCATTAAATATTTTTTTAATATTTCTCGAATAACATTTTGACTTAATAACACTTACTTTCTTATGATTATTCAATGTTGACCGTATAACCCAAAAGGAAAGACTTATAAGAGCAGCGACGACTAAAATAACCAAACGATTAAGACCAGAATATTTCGCATCCATAGTTGAAATCTTAACAATTAGTCCGTTGGAACCATTGCCAAACAAAACTTTATCTATCTTTGTCGATCTGACAAGAAAATCCCGACGCAGTTCGTCGTTCTTCTTATCAATACTTTTAATGCACCCAGTAAGTGAATCAATACGATCACATATTCTCTGCTCCAAATCAGCAATTCTCTGCTCCAAACGAGCAAAGCCATCTTTCATTTCATTACGAAGAGAGGTAGATGTAAGTTCACATTCCTTTCTCGTTACCCAATTGTTTTCTGCCATGTCACCCCCTTAAATGTTTGGAAAAATTTTCCATAACTTTAAGCCATACATTTCTCCGTAAATCGCTACCGCGAATATAAGCTCTAGCCCAATTTTCAAAAACGTTTTCAAGTTCAGCCCCTGGTTCAACAACTTTTAATCTAAAATAATCCTTCTCAAATTTTTTGGCCAAAAGGGAAACACCATTATTGTAAAAATCACTTTGATTCATTTAACCTCATCCTACCATTAGAAGGAGTAACCTCTGTCAAATCTTCCTTTACCTCAACAAATTTTCTTATCGTAGGAAGATTAACGACATCAACATTTTTTAAACTGCCGCCTGACGGAAGATAAACCGACCCCTGTTTCGTCTCAACCAAAATCATCATCGAAGAAACGTTTTTTATTTCCTTAACCTTACTCATATCGCTTCTCCTCTATAACTTTATCTCTGTGATTCATAATTCTATATATGAACTCAACTTGAACACCTTTTCCACCGAAATAATCCCTAGTAAAATCATAAGCGAGTTTATAATCAAACCCTTTACAGCTAAAAATATTTATATGAGCAGTATGAAATTCATCTGTAAAATGGCCAACAATAGAAGACGTTTCGATAAATTGAAAAATCGAATACCCTTTAGTCTTCTCAAGAGCTTCTCCAAACCATTTAATAAGGGGTTCGCCATATGCTTTCATATCTATTTTTTTAAGAAGCAGCCTCAAATATTCTCGTAGAGCTTCCTTGTCTTTTATCTTATCATTGCAGTCTTTCAAATCAATTATGAGTTCCCATCCGTAAATCATTGCTCCACCTTATCCTATTTGCTTTATAAGTAATCCCCCCAAAAAGCTTTTCCAAATGGTTATAAAGTTTCATATAGTCAATATCTTCCTTACAGCAGTCCAGAACCATATGAAAATATTCATATTCCGGCCAGGTGTGAACAGAAAGATGACTTTCAAGAAGTATAGCAACAACGGATACCCCACCATCCTCATTGCTGTCCTTTACCTTAAATTGAAATCCACAGGAATCTATGTACGTCATACCTAACATAGTTATTATGTCCTTCAAAGTATCCTTCCAAAAATCTATATTCTTGAGAAGGTAAACTTTGTCTGCCACTTTCACTTCCAATACCAAAGTTGTCCCCAATACTTCCGGCATATTCATTACCTTAAATTAACAACCTCTCCTGAACTAAGAGAATATGTCCCTATCGTATTAAACTTTGCCGTAGAACTATGCAAATAAAATGAAGTATCACTCCAATAGGGTTCAACACTATAAGCCAGAGACGGAAGACTTGAAGTCTCCTCTGTATTTATTGACTGAACATTTCCTTTGACTTGTATAAGCCCATATTTCTTCGCTTTTGAATCCTTTCTCATTCTCTCTTCTATCCTGTCCAGACGCCCGAACTTCAAATCTTCAATGTCCATTTTTAAATACCGCTTATGCTCCTGAAGTTCTTTAATCTGCTTATCAATTTCAGTTATCTTCTCCAAGTAACGTAAAACTATTTCTTTCAACTTCTCCGTTTCCTTCTTCCTAAACTCTTTTTGGGCGAGTTTATACCCTTTTGCCTCTTTCATTCTTTACCTCCTTTATTAAAAGCAAAAAGTCCGGACAGCATGCGTTCGAGTTTCGTAATTAAATCTAGATATCCATACCTCTGAAGAAATTTAAAAGTCGCATTCACTTTCTGCCATTTTGATTTGCTCGATAAAGCCTGTTTCCTCGTCTTTGGCTGAGATGCATGATGTCTCAGATCAACAATTTGTTTCTTATCTTTCAAAAGCTTACGTATATCGTCTTCTATTTCCCTTATTTTCTTCTCAACAAATTTGAGGAGCTTTACCTTCTGTTCTCCAGAAAGCCGAGAAATAGCAGAAATTATCTTATTATAGTCATAAATATCTCTTCCAAGCTCTCCTAAATCAATATCCATTGCTCGAGCATATCTCTGAACATCACGGATTACACTGGCCATCACTTCATATGGATTATAATTAGAATCATATATATCGGGACCAACACACCAAGAATCATCCAGGACATCATAACAGCCATCAGATAAAAAATCTTGATTTTCATTTCTCTGAACATAAAGCTCAAGTGGGTGTTTCACGATAAACATCGGATTTTCCTGACTCCACTTCTTAACTTCATCATCTTTCTCT